AGCGTCACTCAACTCGTCAAGAGCAAGCTTAAGCTGGGACGAAGCAACACCGAGACCGGCGCCGGCAATAAGTGTGCTGAAGTCACCAACAGCTTCACGCTTCATGGTGTTGTCAGTAGCGTCAAAGAAATAGAGGCTATCTGCTGCAACCATGGCAGCATCGCCAGCAGCTGGAATCATTGCAGTATCCTTGTAGATCCACAACTGTGGGTTCCCACTCTCGTCAAGAATCTGCATGGAACCGTCCTGAAGGTGAGAAGAACCAGAAGCACTGGAACTAACCATCAAAGTCAAGTAACCATCATAACCCGAACGATCATCGTCGTACTGGAGAGCAGCCTGATCTTCTAGAAGACCGGATGTGCCAGCTGTGACGAGACGGCCCGATGTGAGGGACGAGAGTGTAGCCTTACGACCACTCATATCGCGAACGCCTGCGATATCCTTGTTGGCGTCAAGCACCATAGCCTTAGAGGCTGCAGCTGTACCAGCAGTGATACCGTCAATCTGCTCAAGGTCGGCTTCGTTCAGATCGGCAGAACCGATGATGAACGAAGAACCGGCAGTGATTGAACTGGCGGCT